TCTGCTCGTAATTGTCTGTTCATTAAAGATCTAGATATCGCCATAATTTAAATATATTTATACTGTTAAGCAGGCGTAGAAATCCTGTAAATATGATACTTTATTTGATTTTTTTACTATCGTCAACAGGTTTGACAGGTCTTCCTGCTTGCCATAAATCATCTCTAAATCGACCCTTATAACAATACTCTCCAACGTGAGTTATAGGAGCATCTATGTAAGCATATACCTTACCACCTATATCCGTCCATCTTTGACAGAATCCAAAGTCTTCTCCAAAATATCTCTTTGTTTTAGGGTCATGTAAGGTGTCAAATAAATTGTACATGTTGTCTTTTTTAACCTCTTTACCATTAATATTGGTAGGCTGATATATTTCTAAATGAGGATATTCTTTAATCATTTTCTCAAATACATTTCTTTTAATTAACATACATCCAGTTGGAGCATGAGTGAGCTCCATTAATCCTTTGTCCACGGTTATTGAATTAGGGTCCTCTACTTTAACAGGATAAGTAAAACCTGCTGTAGCCAAGTCTTTTTCATTACTGATAGCATCTTCTTTAGTATTAAGTCTTCGCCATATTTTATCCCAACTTAAAAGTTTCATAGGATAAGGTAAGCTAATTATGTCTTTATCAAACTCTAACATTTTAAAAATAGGCTCGTGATCAAAATCAATGTCAGAGTCTATAAACAATAAATGAGTATATTTATCTTCGTGATTTAAAAATTCTGCTACACATAAGTTTCTACCTTGTGTAACTAACGATGATTTAAGTAATGTAAAACTACATTGTATTCCTTCTTTGGAACACGCCATTTGAAACTTTAACACAGCTTGACAGTAATGCATACTGACATCACTATGACAAGGAGTGCATACCATTATCTTGTGAGGTGAAGTACCTAAGTTTATTTCTACCATTTTATTTTCTACCTTATTGGTTTTAATTGTTTGATAGGTATCATTATTTGCTGTTTCGGTTTTATCTACGTTAAACCATATTGGTTCATTTGGCTTTGGCATTAAGAGCTCCTTTTAAAAATGTTTTCCACGAAGCAGCTTGCTTAGGCCAAGAATAATATATCTGAGTGTAATTAGCTTGAGTGGTTAAATGACTATGTATCTGTGGCTCGTGTAAAGTTTCTGCAGCGGCAGAAATACCATAGGCAAACTTTTCTGCTAACGCTTTATAATTACTGTCATAAGGAATATACATTGGAAATTCTGCTCCTGTTTCAAACAAAGCTCCATAATCGGTTACAATACTATATAGTCCCGCCGACATTGCTTCTAATAAAGAAATACAAGAAGTTTCTTCAAAGATACTAGGATAAGCATACATATTATAATCTGGTAAATGTTCTCTAATATATTCATTTGGTTTATAACCAATGTAATTTACATTAGGCAAAGACTCAGCTTGATCATATAATGCTCTATAATTAAAATCATTTTGTTCATGAAACTCTTTACCATATACCTCACATGAAGAATAAACATCTAAAGTAATTAATGGGTTTTTAATTAATTGCATTGCACCAAGTAAAACAGATAATCCTCTCCAGGGTGTGTTCTGATGAATTATTCTAATAGGTTTACCTTTTTCATAATGTGGAGATTGTTTTATTTTCTCAACTCCATTTTTAATAACCACACATTTTTCAGTGGGAATACCAAACATCATTCTAAATTTTTCATAATTCCAATGAGAATTAAAAACATACCAATCATATTTGTGATGATTAGCTTTATTTTTAAACCACGGATATAAATTAGGTTGATCGTAAGAATTTTTTTGCCAAAGTACATTAAGTTTATTAGGATCAATAGGAACTTTACCCGGTACGCTAGTACAAATTTGTACTTGATCTAATAAATTTTTATCTACGTATTGATGTAGAAAACCTAATTGTAATTCAGTTCCGCCTTTAGGGTTTTGGTTTCTTATTTTCATTCATAACTTTCTGGAAAACATCCAATCCTTTCGGTGAGACGTGAACTGTAACATCGGTTACAATATCAGGACCCTCTACTTTCTCTTTAGACGTTTCGCCCGTTTTTGTGTTTCTATAAATTGTTACTGTTGTGCAATCTATTTTATGTATATTATCCGTTTTCATTCTCTCTGTTTATAAGCGCATAACTAACTACTACTTCAAGTTTATTAGCTGTTTCTGCTTGAGCTTTTATAGCATCTCCTGCTTCTAAATTCAACCCCTGTTCTGTGGCATTGACTGTACTTGTAGCAGGTACATCTTTTCTAAAAAATTCTACATCTGTACTAGCAGATGAATCTCTTAGATCACAATTAACTAATACAGCTCCTGTGCTGTTATTGGATACATATACAGATTTTATAATAGCTATAGCGGACGTAGATATAGTTAAAAGAGTTGTCATAGCCGTTCCGTCTAATATCTTAGATGCGTTTTTATATTGTATTGTCATGATAAAAAGTAATTAAAAGCGTCTTGTTCATTTTTTAAATCTTCTTGAAAAGAAAAATTAAGTTGTTGTTTCATAGTAGTCATAGACTCAATAATTTGTCTTTGATTTTCTACGTCATATTCTTGTTTAGGTTCAGGTATATAATTAGTTAATTTAGCCATTATCTTCTACCGTCTGGTTGAGCATCCATTCTAAAACTACCATAACGCCAAGTTTCACCTGCAGCATCATTCTCTATTTTTAGAGATAGTAGTCTTCCTCGAGCTCTTGTATCTACTTTTTCAGTAGACGTTGTTATTGTAAAAGGACCTAAAGGTGATCCTGTTTGATCTTCAGAGGGGTAATCAGATATAAATAAAGTTACCTTAGAATTACCTACTAAAAATTTATAATCTGGCATAAATCTTCTCATTGACATAAATATTTCACCATCATCAATATCAAAATCTCCTGATCTAATAAAAGCATTGATTGAAGTTCTTCCAGAACTATTAACTTGATCGTTTCCTACTTCATGAGCATAATAAATAGTGGCTCCGTATAAATTGGTAATACCTAGTATATCTGGAAACACTGGAGTGGTTGTAGATTCATAATCAGTTGCATAAGGTTTGGTAAAGACTCCTTGATCAGCATAAGTAGTTCTATCTAAAGATGAAGTAGTCCAAACATTTTCTTGATAATTGTAAGTCACACATCGATCAATTTGATCCGATCCCGATTTAGGATAAAACCAATTTACTTCTGTATATAAAGAATTTGGTGAAGAAAAAATTACATCAGCTGAATCAAAATTAAGACCTAAATTTCCATTCTGAACTGTAAATACAAAGTCTTCAACTAAACAAGGTAAGGCTTTGACAGTACCATCATACATAAAAAACCCACCTTCATTTGACATCCAATATATAGCGCCATTGACATAAGAAGCTGCATGCTGTCCTATGCATCCACAGTTTGTGCCAACTTGTCTAACACTAAAAGTAAAAGGCGGACCAACAAATTGAATTACATAGGCAGCGTTATCTGTTAAAACAAAAACATAATCTTTACCTTGTAAAGCTGCCCTAATTTCATTACCAGTATCTAATCTAAATGTACCTGCGGTGTTAGTAGCAGTCGGTAAATAAGTATTTAAATCTTCTTGGTTTGAGAATCTTACAAACATAGGGTCTTGTGTAGTTATGTCACCAATAGTTGTTTCAGTTCCAAAATGAAACAAGTGTCTGTCTCGATCTGAGACTAATGTAAATTTGCTGGCTGTAGGATTGTTACCTGTTGCAAAACCTGATGTAGTTAATGATGCTCGAATACCTCGAGCTCCTGATGCTCCAGCATTCCACGTAAAAGTTTTACCATTAAATATAGTTGCAACTAATACTTGACCAAAATTATCAAGACTCCAATTTCCTGGATCTAATGTAACGGTGCTTGTAGTTCGTTCCGTTCCCCACGTAGAATCTCCCCATAAATAAGTTCCCCAACCATAACCCGTTGTTTGAGTAGTGGGTCCAACCTCAACATAAGGATTAACAGTTGCTGCACCTGCTGCAGTCATACCTGAGCCTCCTTCATTTCTAGAAGCCAGTATAGTAAACTTGTCTACATCTGGAGTTGTTTGTATTTCATAGACTTTTTCTAATTCTGCTGCGGTATAATCTGAGGCTCCTGTAACAGTCACACCTGATAGAGTCACATATCTTCCAACAGCTAAACCATGAGATCCTTTATTAACTTGTAAAACATTTGAACCATTAACTGTTGTTAATGTGCATCCAGTAATTGCGGTATCTAAAGGAGTAATATCAAAAAAATCATTACCGTAATATAAAAATAAACCTTGAGACGTTCCAATAGCAGCATAACGTTCGCCTGCTAATGAAGTCCAAGTTAATTGAGCTCTAGCGGCGCCCGGCAATGTTTTAGACGCAGCAGTCAATTGTTCCCAGCCACCTATTTTTTCAGGTGCGGTATATCTAAAACGTACAAAGTCCCCATCTACCCATTTTCCAGGGAGAGCTGAAGGTACGCTTTGTTTATTAAAACCAGGTGCAAAATCTACTTTTTTTAAGGCCATAATTGTGTTATATATTAGTTTTATAGAGAATGAAAGATACAAAATAAATGAATAAATATATTAACTGTATTAATTATTTAATTAGTAAAAAAACTAATCAAATACCCCATAATAATAATAATAATTTATTTAATCATTTAGTAAATGTATATAATAAATTAAGAAAATGGAACTGCCATGAAGATATTTGTTATGCCGGCTTATTTCACTCTATCTACGGTAATGACAGTTTTACTTTTAAAACTGAAACCAATAGAGAAGCAATTAAAAAATTAATTGGAAAAGACTCAGAATTATTGGTTTATTTGTATAATCAAGACAGGTATCAAAATAAAAAACTAAAAATAATATCTTTAGCAAATGAATTAGATCAAAAGTTTATTCATTTAATAGATAATTATTTTGATAAAGAAGACACAAAAAAAATTTATTTTTATTTTAGAGATGAAATCCCTTGGAAATTTTTAGGTTCTGGTACTGATGGCACTAAATGGAGAAAATTTAAATACGATTTAACTTTTGATAATGAAATTGAAAACAAATTTAAAAAAAGCACAGAAAATATTTTAAAAAATTTAAAAATTTTTGATCTATTAAAATTAGAAAGAGTTTATGCTAGTGGTAATCCTTATGGTACTGTACATGAATCTCATGTAGATTATGATATTGATTCAGATGGAGGTATAACTGTAATGTACTATTTAAATAATAATTGGGATTTAAGTTTAGGAGGAGAAACAGTTTTTTATGATACAAATAGTTATGATATTCAAAAAAGTATTATACCTAAACCAGGTAGAGTTATAGTTTTTGATGGTCTAATAGAACATTGTGCTAGAGATACTGTTCGAAGTTTTAATGATTTAAGAATGGTATTAACTTTTAAATATAAAATAAATATAAAGGAAAAAAATAAATGAATGAAAAAACAGTTAATATAACCAATTTTATTGGTGTGTATGATAACTACATACCTGAACAAGAATGTAATAAAGCAATTAATTTATATGAAGATCAAAACAAATTTAATAATACAATTAATAGAATAGGTTTTGAAAAAGCATCTATATTAAGAAAACAAGATCAACAATTTTTTGCAGGTCGTGAAAATGTAGATGTATGGTGGGAAGATTTAAAACCAATGATGTTTAATTTTGAGTTAGCTTGGAATCACTATGTTAAAAATGTAGGAGCTGACGATGCTTATGGAGTTCCTTTTAATTTTACACAATTAAAGATTCAAAAGACATTGCCAACTGAAGGTTATCACGTTTGGCATATAGAACATGGAAAAGGATTTGAGAATGAACCACGCGCTTTTGTTTTTTCTATATATTTAAATGATGTAGAAGAAGGAGGAGAAACAGAGTTTTTACATTTTTCAAAAAGAGTACAACCTAAAACAGGTAGAATAGTTATTTGGCCCGCAGCTTTTCCATATGTTCATAGAGGCAATCCACCTTTATCTGGTGAAAAATATATTTTAACATCTTGGATGGTATTAAGATAATGTCTAATCCTTTTGATCCATTTCAATATCAAAATGCATTCTATGAATATGATTTAAATATATCTGTAAATGAGATTAATCAAATTTTATTTTTAGTTAAAGATGTTAAAACCTATGAACAAAAAAATACATATAAATATTTAAATGTTTTAAATTTTCCAGTTTTAAAAAATCTTAGACAACAAATAATAACTATCCTAGATAGTCATGAATTATTCTTAGGTAATAATTGGGCACAATTATACAATAAAGATGATGCTCATGATATACATATACATACATATTCTGATTATTCAGGTATAATTTATATACAGGGAGAGAGTCCTACTGTTTTTTATAGTAGAGAATATTCTTCTTATTTTAATAAATTTAAAAAAAATAAATTATTATTATTTCCTTCGGATATACCTCATCAAGTAAAGAAACTTGATTCGAATGAAGAGAGATTAGTGGTTTCTTTTAATACTATGAAGAAGAATAAGAAGTAGGTCTTGCACCTAATCTAGCAATTTTTTCAGCTTCAGTTTCGTCTTCTTCATTATCATTATCCCAATCAGATTGTAATTGAGTTAAATGAACTGAATCCCATCTAGTAATAAAGTCTTGAAAGTCACCTAAATTAGCATCTTCCCAACTAGAGTGAGGAGTTCCATCTCTATACTCTACTGTATCACTAGGACTAGCTGTTCCAAATTGAATAGCCCAAATGTTTGAAAACTTACCTTGACTCCAAAAAGAATCATCAGAGATAACATATCCTATACCTTCATTAGCACCTTCTGCAAAATTTTTAATTATACATTTATCTTCGAATACCACTGTCCATTGTGCATTTGTTGCCATAATTTCTCCTACGTCTTAATTATATAAATTACTGTTAAATAAGGTTGTAAAACCGAAGTTGAATCACCTGTAAAGTTTGCACTCATGTTGTGAGAGTGACCACTACCAGAACCTGAGTTATTTGTGTTAAAGTTTGCATTTAGGTTACCTTGTCTATTGTTACCCATCGCTTTAACATTACTACCATCACCACCAGCCGGAAGAGTAAGACCATGAGAGTGGGATGCAAGTTGTGAGTTTGATAAGGTTGCATTCGCTGTTGAACCTCCAATGTTTCCAGTTGCAGCTACAGTATTTGCTCCACCAGTTGAGGCTAAAGCTTTATTATTAGATTTTCCAACTGCTACGTTATTTTGTAAGTCTGGCACAAGAAAAGTTGATGAACCATCTCCAGCTCCATACGTTGTACCTACGATTGCAAATAAGGCAGAGTAAGTTGATCTTGAAACTGTTTGACCATTACATTCTAGAAAACCTGTTGGCACTGAAGCAGAAGACCACGGCACAATAGTTGCTGTAGGAATTCCTTCGATACCTGTAAGGTTTGCTCCTGAAAAATCGTATTTTGTTGCTTCGTAATTTGACATATTATTTCTCCGTGTAAGTCCATCCTGTTGTAGCATCTCCTGAGAATACTAATGAAAAAGCTGCACCTTGAGTATTAACTACAAGATCAGATGCTGCATTAGCTATATTAGAAGAGTTTCTACCAACAGTCAATGCGTTAGTATTGAAATCATAACCTTGATCTACAAAATGTACTTCATCACCAGTAGCCGGTGATGCGGGAAGTGTTACTGTAACTGCTCCACTATTTGTATTTACTAAAAGTTTAGCACCTGCTTGAACTGTTTCTGCTGCTGATATTGCTCTCCAATTTCTTTGTTCATGAAGTTTTACAACATTAGTTCCATCAGAATATAACGTATAATTATTTCCTTCACATAAAAGAACACCTGTTCCAGATGCAGTTTTGAACGTTAAAGTATTTCCAGCATGATTACATGCGTCTTGTACTTGGTAAGTTTTTTCAACTGAGTTTGGAATACTAACTGTTAAATTAGAAGCTAAAGTTCCTGTTAATTTTATAACTTCATTTTTACCATTTGATAAAGCACCATTAGTAAAAGTTAAAGATCTAGCAGCGTTAGTAATATTAAAAGTAGTAAAACCACCAATCGCTTGTTCTAAAATTAAAAGGTTAGTATTTGTAATTTGTCCCCAAGTTCCTGAATTTTCTCCAGTTGCTTGTACTGTAAGTTTTAAATTTGCTGATGTTGAATTCGCCATATTAAATTCCTTATATCGTTTATTTTATAAAAATAAAGAGAAAGTGTCAAACTCTTTATGCAACGACTTCCCTCCATCCAGGAGGATCTATTGGAGCAGAACCAGTGTTTACTTCGTTCCAGATAAGAGCATTAGCAGTATTTAAGTTCATAGTCAACCCAAAACCATCAAAAGTTGCAGTGGCATCTGTAAATGCAGTTACTGAAGCAACTCTTGCTAATAGAGGATTTCCAGTAACATTTACTTGTTGATTTAAATCTATTGTTACGCTTCCTAAATTAGCGCTCATTGCTATACCTGTTGGAACAGGTAAAACATCTCCTTGGAATCCTAAAGTACCTAAAGCACCTATCATAAAGTTTCCAGTTACTGCTGCATCAGGTGCAGGGTCAACAACACCTAAAGTTAATTGAGCTACATTTAAAGTATTTGCAACAATAGTTGCGTCACCAGTAATTTCTGTTGGAGATCCTAAAGCTGCAGTCATTGCAATTCCAGAAACATCTGCTTGCACAGAACTTCCAGCATCACCCCAGTCGTTTATTGACCAACCAAGTCTACCCCAACCTTCATTATTAAATGCTTCTACTGTACCAAGACTTGCAACAACAGCGTCACCTACTGCCATTGCATCAGGACCAGCATCTACTATTCCTAAACTGTTTGTAAGTGGAATACCTGTTACATCAACTTCTGCTAAACCAAAAGCGGTTACGCTTCCAAGACCGGTTGTTAATGTTTGATTATTATTTGTAGATGGACCAGTGTTAGCATCAGCAGATGTAGTAACACTTCCAAGATTTGCAGTAACAGCATCTCCAGGCGCAATAAGAGTACCTGCTATACCCCAAGCTTGTTTATTCCATTCAAGTCTACCCCAACCTATATTAACTTCTGCAGTAGATACTACACTACCTAATGACATTGTCATATCATCTTCAGGTGTGACAGGAGTTATAATTTGATCGGGACTACCCCATGGTCTTGCACCATAGGCATCTCTACCCCAACCTGCTTCTACTGTTTGTGTTGAACCTAATGTACCAAGAGTTCCAGATGCAACTGTCCCTGTAGGGATAACAATATTATCTGCACCCGTTCCAAAACTGCCAGTGTTCCATGTACTTGTTCCCCAAGCGGCCATAGGAGTTTACCTCCTAATTACCCAGAGATTCTTAAAATCGCTGCTGTTGATGTTGGTGCTGGAAACTGAACTGTAAACGTACCTGAAGTAGCTGTTTTATCTGCTCCGAAATCTAAAACACAAACTGCAGAGTTAGTAGTTGCAGATGATGTGTTGTAAATTAAAGCTCCTCTTGCTGTCAACGTAACGTTTTGAAATGACAGGTCAGCAAAGTCTGCTCTTGCAACACCAGCTGTTAAAGAAGTTGGGTTGTTAACAAGTGCACCACCGCCAGCTGAATAGTTTGCTGATGTAACTTCGTTAGTTGGTGAACTAGTTAATAGAGAAGTTGTTGCTGAGTTAAGAGTAGCTGAAGAAGTATAAAGAGCTAACTTATATTTATCACCACCAGTTTGTTTAAAGTTTGAATCACCTTCTAGTAGTAACTTTTTAAAGTTGTTTGCAATCGCTTGTGTTATAGCCATAGTTTTCTCCTTACTGTTTTCCTATTCGAGGAACACCTGCTTGGTATTCATCTCGTCTTCGTCTTCCCATTTGTTCTATTGAGAATCCTTTGACTGCTTCGACATATTTTTTATCATATAACTGGAGCATGTCAACGGGTCCTTTTAAAAATCCGTAAGCCTCTACTAGGCAAGCATACAATAAACCGTTGGGAAATTCGGTGCTTAAGTATGTAGTGGTATTTGTACTCGATAATCCAGTTGGTTTCAAGATATAATTTAACTGAATAGTATAAGTTTGATCTGGAGTAGGAGCCACTACTATTCTAGTCTCGTCCCAGTTACTGTAATATTTAGGCACTCCAGTGGTTGCTGTAGGGTTAAATTCTGACATGAAACTAGTGTCTCTAAACTGTAAAAAATCTCTATTTTGATTTGTATCTCCAGATGCTAATTCTGAATCTACTATTTGAGCAGATCGAATAATCAACAAATCAGTTGGAGTATCTATAAATCGTGTGCCTGCTATTAAATTAGCTGTTACGTATCGTCTGTTATTATCAGAATCTACTTCTCTTAAGATTCTAAATTCAGCATCATTAATAAAACCATTTAAAATAGTATCTGTAAATACGTTGCTTGATACTTCAGTGTAGTCTATAATTTTCTGTTTTAATTCATCGTATGTCATGATATGTTAATTGTTACACTCCCTATTGTTATTGATGCTTGTCTTGCATTACCAATTATATCTGGATTTGCAGGAACCATACTTTCATTAGAAATAGTTTGAAATGCAAAGTCTCCGGGCAAACTTAAATTAGCAACAATTCCTCCCCCTCCTCCGGTTAATAAATTAAATTTTTGTGGTCTTGGATGCATTAATCCTTGAGGATCTGCAGTGTAAGGTTTAGGTTCTAATTGTGGTTGTTTAGGTTCATACTCAGAAGTATGTACTCTTGCACCATTCCACTCTTTAACCATTTCAGTGTAGGGATATGCCAAACCGGATCGGTCTGAAATAAATAATGCGTGTTTTCCTCTTGCTGTGTTACCCATAATTATATACTCGGAAAGTAAGTTTTAGGAGAAATATAAACACTAGTTGAAGATCCATCTTCTTCTAGAGCTCTAGCTAATTCATCCTCGTAGATTAATTTTAATTCTTGTATTCTTGGTTGTGCATATTTCATAGCTAAGTAATAACTTAAACCTGCAACCATGCAAGGTACAAATCTATATGGTACGTCAGTTGCATTACTATAAGCACCTGCATCTTGAATTCTTTTTTCGTAATAAAAATTTATAACATCTCCGTTTTGAGTAGAACTTGGAGTTAGATAAATTGTTATTAAAATATGATCAATAAATCTTTGAACAAAATATTGTGAGGGTTGCCCTGTTGAAGTCTTATTGGATAAAGCTTGATATTGAGATCTATTTATTTTTTCTAAAGGAGAATCAACATTAGAACTATTTCTAAAAGAACATTCTAAAATTTCTGTAGCTTGATTAACAAAGTTAGTTATTGCGGCTCCATCTGAGTGAGTAGCTGCAGTAGTCCCATTAACTCCACGAGTTACCCCCGTAAGCTCTAAACCACTAAATCCAGTATAAGAAATGTTTTCAGATCCTACATTAATTGTTCCTGAATCAGGCATACGATTTTTAGATGCAATAGTAATTCCAGCAGTTGCAGTTGTAGTGGCTATGGCTGCAGTTAAAGTTGAGGTAACTCCA